GACGAAGAGCTGTTTGCTCGACTGATCTTCTACGGGGTGACCTTACTGGGACGGCAGGAGCGTGAGGTTTGGCTCATGCCCCTTGGCGCTCTGCTCGACCAGTGGGAGGTGTATCGGCAAATTAACAATTTGAGCAGAACAAAACAAGAAGTGTTTATAGATGAGATAATTTCATAGTACAAAATAGAAGCAACCGCTAAACAACTAGACATATCAAAGACATTTGGATACAATACATAATTGTAGATAGCTATTCTAATTGATTATCCTCAACGGAAACAGGAGGTTGTAAATGTGGCTCTTTGATATACCGAAGAACTATTCGAATATGATTGAAAAAATCTCCAAGTGTGTTTTCTTCGTTTCGCTGTTAGGTTTGTTCATTTTGACGGGCGTAAGCAACTCTTTCGCTGAGTTCATGAAGAAATGTTCGTTTGGCGTTGAATATGAATTGTTTGGCATTAAACTATATATGGCATTGTTGTACATACCTCTAATCATTAGTGTCCTAGAAAACGCCATTCAATTGCATGATCTACTGCAGAAACCTCTAAAAATCAGGGAGTCTTTTGACCGAAAGGTCATTATTACATCATTTCTTGATAAACTTGAAATAGAGCATACCAATCAAACGCTGAAAAGCAAGAAGTTATATAATGCTGTAATGTATGGCGTTTTCTATAAGTATGCGAGTTCGACAAATCCTAGAATCGATGAACATGTTATTGGACTCGCACTTGGAACATGGTGTTGGTTTTGGATAATCTTTGACACAGAGATTCTTTTCCTTATACTTGGTTTCATATTTGTCGTACTAAATGGATCAAAACAAATAATAGGGCTATATGTCATTGGTAATTTTGCTCTCGTAGTCTTAATGGCCTTACTTATTTCTAGAGCTGCAGTTCGCTCAAGAAGCGAAGTAAATGCAATTCTAATGACAAGTGAGCGTGAGCAAATAAAGGAAACGATAACCAGTGCATTATGATATTTGTGGTCATACAATTAGATCTGAGTACGCAGCAAAAACAACGATGTGCCCTAACAAAATTGTTGCTAAATATATTTACTCTATCCCATCAGGTGCAACAGTACTTGATTATGGGTGTGGCAAATTAAGGCATACAATTCTTGCGTCATCGAATAATAGAATTGTCACAGGCATTGACTCAAAAAAACAATTAGCTTTGAAGCAAACAATACAAGGTCAAAGTTGTACTATTGTGTCTTATGCCGAGAAAAATTTGCCAAACGTTATGATCTATGATTTAGAGGACGTACGGTGGCGCACTTCGCATTATGACAGAATACTCTGTAATAATGTTTTGTCTGCGATCCCGAATGTTGAAGATCGATATATTGTTTTAGAAAACATTCAGAAGCAATTACATTGTGATGGTGAAGCACTAATATCCGTGCAATATAGAAATTCTTACTTTAAGCAATATCATGAGAGAAGTGATACTCAACAATATCAAGATGGCTGGATAATACCATTGAAGCGTTATTATACTTTCTATGGAATTATTATGCCTGCAGATCTTGAAAAAATGTTTTTAAATGTTGGACTTGAAACCATCAGTAGTCAGAAAAAAGATGGAAGTGTCTATTTCATAGTAAAGCGGAAAAAGCGTTAATCAATCCTCAAAATCGGAATCCCACATAACGACCTCAGGGTCGTTTTTTTATGCCATTTTCTCTGAGGAGGTGATTCATTGGCATCCGACTTATCCTACATCTCGGATAAATCGCTATATCCCATTTGTTCAGTTATCCTCCTAACTCGTCACCAGGCCGAGCGTTTTCGATGTTTCATGGTAAAACTTCTCGGATAATTCTTTGTTGTTAGCGGTAGTAGTAATTATTTTTGATGCGCATTTATTGCGTATTGCTGTAAAAATTATGCTATTTGAGGCGTTTGAAGCATCAGCCAGAGATAAATTCGTTAAATAGTTATCCGAGGAGTATTGCCAAAATTCCTCGGATTTCCTACATCTTCAGAAAGTTAGGAGGATAACAAAACTTATGGGATATTCAGACTTCGGACTCAAGATTGAGGGCGAGGCCCAATTCAAGAAATCGCTCTCCGAGATCAATCAGTCGTTCAAGATTCTCGGGAGCGAGATGAACCTCGTCACCTCCCAGTTCGACAAGCAGGATAAATCGGCCGGCGCACTGACTGCCCGGAACCAGGTCCTGCGCAAAGAGATCGACGCTCAAAAGGATAAGGTTGAAACCCTTGAGGCCGCTTTGCAGAACGCGGCTTCTTCTTTTGGCGAGAATGATAAACGCACGCAGGCGTGGCAAATTCAGCTCAACAACGCGAAAGCTGCCCTTAACGGAATGGAGCGCGAGTTGACAGATTCCACCAACGGCGCGGATGAACTCGGAGACGAGCTCGCTGAATCGGGTAAAAGCGCGGAAGATGCAAGCGGACGATTCGAAAAACTGGGCGGCATCCTCAAAGGAATCGGAGCTGGCATGGGTGTGGTTGTAGCCGCAGCCGGAGCCGCCGCGATAAAACTTGGCAAAGAGGTTATCGAGCAATTTAGTGCGCTCGAACAGAATCTCGGAGGCTCTGAAGCGGTATTCGGTACATACGCCGCATCGATTCAGAAAACGGGCGAGGAAGCATATAAAAACCTTGGCGTGTCTCAGTCGGAGTATTTAGCTACCGCCAATAAGATGGGCGCGCTTTTTCAAGGTGTCGGTGTAGATCAGCAGAAATCACTTGAACTGACTGAGATGGCCATGCAACGTGCGGCGGACATGGCGTCGGTCATGGGTATCGATACCTCGGCGGCGCTAGAAGCGGTGACAGGAGCTGCCAAGGGAAACTTCACCATGATGGACAACCTTGGCGTTGCAATGAACGCTACGAGCGTCCAAGCATATGCATTATCAAAAGGCCTGGCTTTTACATGGAATACGGCGACACAGGCAGAGAAAGCCGAAGTAGCCATGCAAATGTTCTTTGAGAATACGCAGCAATATGCAGGTAATTTTTCGCGGGAAGCAACCCAGACGGTTTCAGGTTCAATTGGGCTACTGCGAGCCGCGCTGAGCTCGTTTACGGCAGGATTAGGCAATGCAGATGCTGATATGACAAATCTTACTCAAAATCTTGCGGATGCATTTCAATCTGTGGTCGCGAACATCACGCCGGTATTACAGAACATCGTCGCCGCTCTGCCGGCTGCCACCGGAGCGATTCTAGCTTCGATCAGTGGGTTGTTGCCTATGCTACTTGAGACCGTAACGGTCTTGTTTTCGCAGATGTTAACTATGATTCTAAGCTTGCTACCGGAACTTATCCCTGCGGCGGTGAGTGCGATTACGACAATTGCAGGCGCACTGATCGATAACCTGCCTCTATTAATCAGCGCGGCGATCGAGATGATCGCTTCGATTGTGCAAGGGATCGGCGAGGCGCTGCCGGCGCTGATTCCCGCAATGGTAGAGGCGGTGCTGCTGATCTGTGAAACCCTGCTCAAGAACATGGACAAGGTGCTCTCAGCCGCGTTTTCGATCGTGAAGGGCTTGGCGGAGGGTATCATCCGCGCGCTGCCGAAGTTGATCGAAGCGCTGCCGAAGCTCATCACGGGGATCATTAATTTTATCACCCAGAACCTGCCGATGCTCGTGACAATGGGCATCCAGCTGACGGTTCAGCTCGCTCTTGGCCTGATCAAGGCGATCCCGCAGCTGATCGCCGCTCTGCCGCAGATCGTCGCCGCTATTTTGAATGGACTGGGTCAGTCGGTGTCGTCCATGGTCGAGATCGGAAAGAACATCGTCGGCGGCCTCTGGGAAGGCATCAAGAGCATGGCCTCGTGGCTGGCAAACAAGGTGCGTGACTTCTTTTCGGGTATCGTGAAGAGCGCGAAGAAAGCGCTCGGCATCTCCTCGCCCTCTAAGGTCTTCGTCGGGATCGGCGAGAACATGGGCGACAGCGTCGGTGTTGGTTTCACGGATGCCATGGAGGATGTGAACAAGCAGATCCAGAGCGCGATCCCTACCAGCGTGGACGTTGGCGCGATCGACGTGCTGACGAACCTGCCAAAGAGCGTCGGGTTTGGGTTTACAAGCGATCTCTTATCCGAGAAGCTGAATATCCTGATCTCCGAGGTGCGCCGGTACTTACCGCAGCTCGCGGGGATGCAGCTGGTCGCAGACACCGGTGCAACGATCGGTTGGCTTGCGCCAGCCATGGATGACGCGCTCGGCGCGATCCGCAGACGAAAGGAGCGGCTGACGTGAGCGATATTCGGTTCGGAACCAAATGGGCGCGCGCAGATTACGGCCTGATCGTCGCGCCCTACGCCATCCCCATGCCGGAGCCGCAGACGAACTTCGTAGAGATCCCCGGTCGCGACGGTGCGCTTGACCTGTCCGAGGCATTCGGCACGGTGCGATATGCCGACCGGATCATCCCTCTGACGCTATATGCGCGCGCGCCGTTTGACGCGGCATTGTCCGCATTCGCGGCGGATGTGCACGGCCGGCGGATGAACGTGATCTTCGACCGTGACCCGACCTATTACTACGACGCGCGGGTCACGCTCGAGGATGTCGAACGGCACGCGGGGTTCTGCGAACTGTCGCTGGAATGCCGCGCGAAGCCATATAAGCTGGAACACTTCGAGACCACGCTGACTGTCCTGCCGACCGGAACCGCGACCGCAACACTGACAAACACGCGCATGCCGGTCGTGCCGGTGATCACGGCTTCTGCCGGGATGACGCTAACGTTCACGATCGCAGGAGTGGTTTATACGATTAACCTGTCGGCTGGCTCGCATGTCGTTCCGTCGCTTGTGCTCCTGGAGGGTGATACGGAGGTTGAAATCACGGGTACGGGTTCGATTACTTTCACCTACCGGAAAGGAGCGCTTTGATGTACCGTATCCTCTGTGATTCTTACGTATTATACGACCCGCGCCTGCCGGACTTGTTCGTTCTGGACCCTGTTTTGGTACAGAAGAAGAACGAGCCGGGCGAATTGACGTTCACGATCCCGAAGAAGCACCCGCACTACGGTGTGATCGAAAAGCTGAAAAGCCGCGTCAAGGTGTACCGGGACGACACCCTGATCTGGGTTGGTCGCGTGATCGAGGATGAACGCGATCTGTATGAAAGCCGCAGGGTCATTGCGGAAGGCGTGCTGGCGTATCTGCTGGACAGTATCATCCGCCCGTTCGAATACAGCGGCACAGCAGGCGCGTTTTTCGAACAGATTCTTACGACACACAATGCGCAAGTCAATGAAGATCAGCGCATCCTTGCAGGAAATGTGTCCGTCGACGAAACGATATACCGCCATTCGCTGGACTATCTAACCGCTTGGCAGGTGATTACCTCACGCTTGTTGGAGCTATTAGGAGCATATCTCGTTGTGCGCTTTGATTCTGAGGAACATCCGGTTCTGGATTATCTCGCCGATGTGCCGGATACGTCGACCCAGCGG